ATCCACCCCTCACCAGCCACCAAAGCAATCGGCTCAGCGCGTTTTTTCAGGATCACAATGTCGGTAACAACAGACGTCCCCGCATATTGCTCAAATGCACCAGACGGCAAGCGAAACGCCGCGACCAACTCCGCTTTTTTCGCCATTTCTGTGCGAATATGCGCTGATTTTTTGTCGAGACTCCCTTTGCTCGTGATACCAATAACCAGCCCGCCCGGGCGAACTTGGTCCAATGTTTTCAGGAAAAAGTAATCGTGCAACATCGGCGTGAAACGGTTATAGCGCCGGTCTGCAATAGGGGTATTTTCGAAAGGCCAGTTACCGATGATCAAATCATAGAAGTTATCCGGCGTGTTCGATTCCTGATAACCTTTAATCTGGATATTCGCGTCAGGGTACAGCTTTTGTGCAATGCCACCGGTTAAAGGGTCCAGCTCAATCCCGGCCAGTTGGCTACGGTCTTTGAGGTCTTTTGGCATCATGGCAAAAAAGTTACCGACACCGAGCGACGGCTCCAACACCCGCCCGCCCTGAAACCCCATCCGGCGTACCATATCCCACATAGCCAGCACTGTCGGCGGGTCCGTATAGTGCGAGTTCGTGATCGAGCGCTGCAAACCTTCCCATTCAGCTTGCCCTAAATGTTCACGCAACCACGCATCACGTTCTTCCCAACCAGCTTTGGGGTTTTTCCGCGCCCAAGTCCCCTGGAACAGCTCTTGGCCAAAAGAACCCCAGCCACTGTACGCGGCTAATACGGCTTGTTCTTCAGCCGTAGGCAGGCGATTTTCGTCGCGTAACAGGTTGTAGAGTTCGATTGCAGCTTTGTTTCGTTCAAAGCGTTTGACGGGAGTGCCGCCAACCACTGCCAGCGGGTCATTCAGATGGAAATTGCCTACGCCCGGGTTCGCGGGTGATACGGCCTCGGGATCTTTCGGAGTTACGCGGCTGCTGGTGCTTCCAGCATCAGGTGATTTCTTTCGGCTTGCTCTCGGGCGTCGGTTACTGGCATCCCCTGGGCTATCAGTTGGTCCATTTCCTGAAACATCCGTGCTTGCATCACGAATGCTGTTTTGTCCAGAATCCCCGCCAGTTCCAGTATTTTCACCATCTTTGGACTGTCTGCCTTCCAATTCTGCAGGATCTGCTTGTGCAGCACCTGATTGTGCAGGTGATTTTCGTCCTCGACCAGTTGTTGATACTCGGTCTTGATCTGGCTCACCCAACTCTGTGGTAGTTTCATCGGTAGTTCCTTGCGTCGCTTCGGTTAAGATAGCATCGATATCGGTTTTACGGACATCTTTTGGATTGTCCAGCGCATCGGCCAGTTCATCGGTAATACCGTACTTTTCAGGGTTTGCACCGATGGCACCATAGGCTTCTTTTAAAAATGGTTTTACATCGTCATCCGCAATTCCGACCGCCCGGGTTGTCGTCATCACATCACGCACCCACTGAGCAAACTTAACTGCTCCTTCCGCAATCGATAACGCACCCACTTCAGCCACTGCCAACATCACTTCGGGATCAATCCCGCTGTTTAGTTGGCCTTTGCGTGATTTAATTAGCGTCGCCAGCTTTTCAGCTGCAGCAAGTTTTTTATCGCTAATGGCTTGAGCTGCAGTATCCAGCTTATTTGGCGCTGGGGCTTTCGTCTGTGGCGCCGGTTCGGCTTTTTCTTTCGGGCGTTTAATCGCTTCCCGCTTTTCGTTGAGTGCAACCTGCTTTTCATACTTATCAAGCTGAGTTTGCACCCGGCCAGCATCAAAACTGGCGTCTTGCTCTGGCGGCAATACGGTTTCAATACGCTGTGCTAAGTCAGCATCATGGACTCTGGCACGGGTGGCCAGTTCATTCTGGCGCTGGTAGGCTACAGTAAACAGATCAGGTTTTTCGGCTTCAGGGGCCGCGCTTAACTGCTCGTTTTCTTTACGGCGTTCGTCTCGCTGTACAATGCCAGGTAATGCTTTGGTCAGCTCGTCCAAACGGGCCTTACCAAACACCCACCCCTCACCGCCTTTCAGGCGCGGGTTAAACGTCCCTTTCAGGTTTTTCAGCTGGTCCCTGTAGGCTTTGGTATCACCCCGCACCACAACCGATTTTTCACTGTACGGCTCGATGCGCAGTTGGCCAAAATCAGCCAGTACGTTTTGCGGGGCATCATCAAAGCGAGTCAATGGGGCTTTGGTGTCACCGGTTTTCAGCCAGTCCTTAAATTCATCGACCGACATTTCTGCCACCGGGCCCACGTTCCAGCCGGCGCTATAGTTGCGAGAATAGGTTTCAATGGCATCATCAAGATCATTGGCGCCAAACACCACCTTATGCTCGTCAAAGCTGCCATCGGCTTTGTACTGGTCCACCACAAACACTTTCTGACTGGCCGGGTTCTGGCCAATGAAAACGTCCACATGGTCCCCGTCCGCGCCTTCAGTGCGTTTGATATAGCCGTAATGGTCCTGCATATCGACAGACCATTCTTTGCCCTTGGCATCAGTGCCACTGCGCTTAGAGCCGGCTGGGTTCTCGATGGCAATATCTAAGCCATGTATCCGGGTATGGCCTTTACGATAATTGCCGGCTTCCTTTTGGGCTGCAGTGGGTTCTGGTAAGTCATTTTGCGTTGATAGCGCAGCTTCGGCAGCGGCGCTGTCTATGGCCGCTTTGATTTCATTATCGTTTTCTGAGTTACCCACGGTTTTTGTGGATAACTTTTCCCACGGCATCAGCTCTAATGCCTGGTCATCATCAATACCAAAGGTATCTTTGAGCATTTGCTTTGTGACTTTGCCGCGCTGGTCAATGGGTAAGCTGCGGACATATGTACTGGCTTCTTTATACGCATCCACGGTGTCTACTTCTGCTGCAGGGGCTGTTTCCGCTACCGCGTCGACATTCATTTGATCAGCACTGAGGGCCGTTTCAAAATCAGCTGCTTGCTGTGCATAGGCCAGGCTATCAATATCAGCCTGTGCATCGGCATCCGACGGGATATTCCCGATCGGCATTTCTTCACTGAGCTGATCAGCGATTGCAGGCTGTTGTTCAGCATTGGCCACAGGCTGGCTTTGTTGCTGCAGGTAGTTTGCTATCTGCGTTTCTGCTTTTGGCCGGAACTCCGGATCAGCCAGGTAACGACTGGCCACCGTCAGCGCTAAGGTTGTTTTCGCCGGGTTCTGCTCCACATAGGTTTTTAGCTGCTGCGCCATGCCTTCATCTTGCCGGCCAATCACGCTGATCAGCGACTGCACATCTTGCTGCTCTTGGGCGTCTGGCTCTGCGGTTGCAGCAGGGTCACGCATATACTCGGCCATCCGCGCCACGGTACGGCGGGCAAAGTCCGGGCTGGCCATAAAGTTATCCAGTACAGACACTGCCGCCTTGGCTTTCTCAGGCTCCGCTAAAGCGATTTCCCCAATCACATCCACGACATGCGGGTGCGTTTTGCTAACTTCCGTCGCCTTTTGCGCAAAAGCACCCATCGGATCTTGCCCCGGGTTTAGCGGCTCATACAACTCCGGGTCTTCCTGAATGTCTGGCAGCACAGACGCCGCTGGGGCAGCTTCAGCTACTGGCGCCGGCGGCTGTTCTTTCTTCAGTGCGCCCTGGGCTCTTTGATACAACGCACCGGCGCCTGCAGTTGCGGCGCCCATGCCGGCACCCATTACGCCCTCATTGAGCGCTGCAGCGGTCATGCCTTCATCTAAGGCCTGCGTCGGGTCAATGTTTTCCTGAACTACTTGGTTTTTGGCGTATTGCTCGATACCGCCTTGTGCGGCCTCGGTGGCAAACTCAGCACCTACACCGGCGCCTTTTGGCATTGCGCCGCTGAAAATCCGCGTCAGCGCAGCAGTACCCAGACCGCCGACCAGCAGGTTACTGGTCAGCAATGCCGGGTTCGTTTTTACAGCAGTCCGGCTAATCTCGGCCAACTCACTGCGCGATTGCGCCAACAATTCTTCGGCTGGCATGCCGGGGTTCATCTGCTTGTTCTGTTTTACCAGCCGCACAAACTCGGGTGAATCGACAAGCTCGTCAAAGTCCATCGATTCAACTTCGGCGCCAATATCAATTGCGCCAAGGCCACCGCTGACGGCATGGCCAGCAGCACCAAACGCCAGCGTATCGCCGGCGTAGCCACTGATCATGTCGGCCTTATCACCAAACTGCTTTTTCATAAACGACTGCGTAGCGGCCGCTGCAGCTTCATCAGCAAGCACTTTGTCGCCAGTCTGCGCCAACATCCGTTTGCGGGCCTCTTTGGCCACAGACGTTACAGCCATTTTGCCGGCCTTAAGCGCTCCGCCGCCCATCAAAATGTCTGCGTTTAAGCCCAGCGTATGGCCAAACTGCATCGCAATGGCTCGCGGATCTGTCCACGCGTCCCCCATGGTGACGGTGCCAGGTGTATTTTCATCAAAGAAGGTTTTCTGCATGGCCTGCTGGCCCACTGGGGAGATGGTGCGCAGCTGCTCGGCCGCACCTTCTTGCCCCCAGTCCCGGACAGAATCAAGCCCGACCATTTCGCCAATCCCGGCCGCGCCGTCATATAGGCCTTTTTGTGTCGCATCAACAACGTCTGCCAATGCACCTTGAGGCGGCAGCGGGTTACGGGCTTGTTGTTCAGCAAGTTTTTGTTGGCGGTAGGTCTCAAGTGCCTGTAAATCTAGTTTGCTCATGCGTTACTGGTTTCCTAATACAACTTGCCGTTGTTCCGGTGTCAGGTTACGAATATTGTTTTTGATCCACTGTTGGCGTTCAGCACCTTTTAGGCTCGTATGTGCCCCAGCGTTGAACTCTTCTTGTGTTTTTTGCCAGTCGCTTTGGATTTGTCGCTGTTCACCCTTTCTTGCTGCTATTTGTTTGGCCTCTTCTTGCTGGCGCTGGGCTTTGAGGTGGGCAATACGCTGGCTAGCCTGCTCAGGCGTCATTCGGCTAACTTGCTCTTTGGTGATCCCATCCGCGAGGAACCAATTCGGATCTTCCGGGGCTTGTTCTGTGGCAGGTTTATCTGCTGTGATCTTGTCAACCAGCTGTTGTGATTTGCCGTCCACGGCATTACGGTTAGAGTTTTTCCCTTTTTGAGATTGCAGGCTAAACAAGGCCTCTGGGTCATCAATGTATTTTTCTTGTAGCCACTTCTCCGCCTCTTCCGTATCACCTTCAGAGCGGAGGCGCTGATACTCCTGCATCACCACTTTGTTTTCTTTGGCCACACCTTCTAAGAATTTCAGCTTATCCGGCTCGCCTTGTGTCCATTCATAATCAGCCAGGCTCACGTACTGTACGCCGGCCTCAGCATCACCAAAGGCCGGGTTCTCTTTAAAGCGCTTATAAACAGAGTCCGTTTTTTGCGGACGGCCAGCCCATTGAATTTCGTCAGACTGCAGGGCTCTTTTCCCTTTGGCATCGCCACTGGATAATTGCGCACTACGGGCTTTAAGCCAGGCCACGCCTTCCGGATTGGATTGCACTGCATTTGCAAACATACTTTGCGCATTGATGCGGCCAACAAACTGGCCAAAATCCATCGGTTGCAGCGGGTCGTCCGGGTTACTGCTACGGCTTTGAGTTACTGGGGCGCGGTATGTGTTGCCATCTTCGTCGGTCATTTCCAGCTCAACGAACATCTTGCCCGGGATCTTCTGGCCAGCACCGTCGACCGCCGGACGAACCCCGACGATTTTCTTATCAACAATCGGCTTGCCGGTTTGCGGATGCACACCGCCGTTATTGAGTTCCTGCTTTAGCAGCACGTTGGCCACTTCAAACACTTTGCCGTCCGCGTATGGGTTGGCCTGTTGGTTGCGTGGGTCAAAATAGTTTTTCGCTTGGGTAAGCGCATCGGTATATGCCGGGTCCAGCGCGTGAAACGGGCTTAATGGCGTATCCGCACTTTCACGTAAGAACGTGTCGCTAAACTTGCCGGTGCGCTGGAACCGGGCATATTCAATCGGCGCCATCTCCTGCACTCGCTGCAGGCGCTCTTGCTTTTGAGCTTTAACTTTGGTCTCTGCGCGGTCGGCGTCCGCTTGGCCATCACGCTTTTTCGCATGGTCCAGCTCAAAGCGTCCTGCTTCCACACCTAAACGCTGGCTCTGCAGTTCCAGCGGGCGCAGCGACTTGTTGTGCGCGGCGGTCGCTTGGAGTTCTGCCAGACCTAATTCTGATTCCTGCAACTGCAGCGGGCGCAATTTTGCATTATGGGCCGCGCTATCTTTGGTTTCTTGCAGCTGCAGCGGGCGCAGCTCCCGGTTGTGCTGGACACTGCTTTCTAAATCAGACAGGCCTAACTGAGCTTCTTTGAGCTGCATCGGGCGTAGTCGGGCCTGATGCTGTGCATCTTCAGCCTGACGCTGCAGCCACAGTTTATGTTCGGCTTCTTTTCGCGACTCTGCCCGAGCGCCCCGGCTTATTTCTAAGCCAAGGCCTACGCCTTGTGCAATTCCCATACAATCCCCTTATAAAAATGAATAAAGTGCCAGGCCGGCCAATGCTGCCCAACCAGCCGGGCCCATTGTGGCTAACGGGCCAGTCGCTGCAGGCGCAACGCCGGCCGCAACTGGTGCAGCGACTGTTGGCGCTACCGTCGTTGCAGCTGCTGTTGCTTCTGTTACTGCCGCTGCATCTGCTACCGCTTTGGCGCCAGCCACCGCCTCTTGTGTTGCGGCCACGGTCTGCGCCGTTTCCGCTGCAGCAATCGCGTCAGTAGCAACAGCAGCTTTTGCGTTTAATGCGGCTTGGGCTGCATCTGCTGCTTTGGTGGCCTCTGCTGCAGCGTAATAAGTATTGAGGCCGGCATCAGCGGCAACGGTCGCTGCGGTACCAACCAAGCTGCGTTTCTCTGCCGCTTCGGCATCATCAATTTGCTGATTGAGCCGGTTGCGCTGGTGTTCTGCATCGGCGGCTTGTCTTAATCCACCCCGGGCCTGCCCTTCGACTGAGCTGGCTAAATCCATTAATCCGTATGACATGGTTAGCTCCCTGTTGTCGGCATTGGTGCGCCGGCAATCGCTGCAACAGCGCGTTCTTTGGCGTGTTGCCGGATATTGTTTTCAGCGCCAGACTGCGAAAGCGCCATCGACAGATCAGCCCGGCCCATATCAGCTTCCGCCAGGCCCATCCGCTGCATTCGCATATCCGCGTTTTGTTTTGATGCGGCGTAAGCGTTGTTGATGTTGCCAGGCACCCGCGCCAGCTGTTCATTCACTAACTTGTCGCTCATGACCGTATCTTTGAATAAGGCATGTACCGGCATGAATGTTTTCTGGTAATCGTCCCAGTCACGCCGCGCCAGCTGCGCATTGGTCTTACTGGCGAAGTCTTTGTCGTTCGGGTTGATGTAGGCATAACCGCTGCTATTGGTGGTCGGTTGCCGGCCAAAAATGCGGTCCATGGCATCCGATAAGCCATAACTGACTGTCTCTGTATTCACCATCTGCTGCGCCCCTTACGTTTTGCGGCCGTTTAATGCCGTGTCCAGTCCAATGGTCCCGACAGTGGCGAGCCCGGTTTTCACATCATCGCGCCGCTGCAGGCGGGAATTGACCGACTGCAGGGCATGGTCGGCGCTTTTCGCCGCCACATCTGACAGTCCATCGATAGCCTGCGTGGCTTTTTTCTCACCCATGGCTATCACGTTGCCAAGGTTGGCCACGTAGTTATCCTGCTGTTGGGACTGCGCACGGTTAACGGTATCGCTCGTGATCTCAGCGGCAGACTTGGCCGCTTCACCAACGCCAGCGGCATAACGGCCAGAAGTCGGGTCAATGCCGGCAGATTTCATGCTGGCTTCTGCACCGTTTAAATGGTCGTTCAACATGGTTTTGGCGTCGGCCTGCACGGTACCGGCCAGCTTCTGGTAATTGGCGGCGTTGTTGCTATCGAGTGCTTCATCGATAAACACCTGACGCACCGGCATCAGGTTTTTTTCAAAATAGTCGTATCGTTCTGCAGCTATCGCCGCGAGTTCTTTCTGTTCTGCCGTTTCTTCAATTTCCGGCTTGCTACCTTTACCCAAGTTGTTTCTCCCACGTTTGCCCGTCTGGCAGTAACTGCCAGCCTTGCTTTGGCATCACCCGGCGATAGCCAGGGCGTTTAGACCTAAAGCGGATAACCTTTAACCCAATGCGCTCTGCCAGCTGCTCTATCACTGGCGAGTAACGCGCAATGGACTGTTGGCCACCGCTGTACGCGGCAACAACCAGCAGATGACGCACAGGCTTTGTCAGCGGCTGAACTACAAACCAGCCGTCCGGCGCAGAAAAACAAAAGGCGCGTCGTAACCGACACGCCTCTATCACGTCATTTACCAATGTTTGGTCGCCTTCGCGGGTTGCGATGGCCTGCAGTTGCTGCAACATATCGCCCCCGTTCAGCTCATTTTGATATATTACGAAACAAAATGAGCTGTAACAAGAGCGATTATGCCGGCGTTATTTTCTGTAGCGCCGGCATGATTTCCTGAAAACTCTGCACCTTGAGCTGCAGGGCAATTTGCTGCAGCAGCTGCTGCATAATTTGGCTTTTCTGCTGCTCAGCAACCAGCAGATCGAATGCCTGCGCTTTGGCTAAAATCAATTCGTTATTCATCATCGTTTTCCTATATCCACAACTAACCAGCCTTCGTGTTCTGTGGTGACTAGCCCCAAGTTATCAGCGGCCCAGTAAGAACCCACCGCCCAGACATGCACCGAAAACCGCCGCGTCACATTCGTCGTAGCGTAGGTGTACTCAAGCACTGTCCGGCCTGTCAGTTGTACTGTGTTTAAAATGTGTGATTTACCATCTTGTGACCAAAATGGCGGCTTGATCCGGAACGTCTGAAGGTAAAACCCTAAAATCTCGTCATAAATGCCGGCCTGGAATTCCAGCATCCGCTTATCGTGATATTCACAATAAAACCGCACTTCAAACGTTATATCGAGCAAAGTGCCAGGCACCACGGAGTCAATAACTACTTCAGCCGTCGCTTTTGATACCGCCGAGCCGTTTGGAGGGATATTGACCGCATTGGCCTGAGCAATCTTTTTCAGGTTGACTGACTGGCCTTTAATCTTAAACGCGTCGACAGACAGGTCTTTGATGTACGTGCCGTTTAAGTTCCCCATCGAATCGAGCATGACATTGCCATAGATGTCATAAATGGTGATCCCCTTGGCGTACACCTGCCCGTTGTTGGCCACGGCAAAAGCCGCGTTCTGCGCGTTTCTGGATACGCCGACAGGGCCAGCCCACAGCATGAAGTTCTGATATGGCTGCAGGAACGTCTGATAGCCGCCACTGGTCAGCACCAAATCGGCAGCGGTGATACTGCCGCCGACAATCACCGGCGCGGTTAGGCTGGCATTGACCTTGACTGTATCTGCAACGACTGTACCGGCCACCAGCTCCTGTATCGTCGCGGCTTTAATCAGTGCCGTATCAATCAGCACCTTGCCATCGACCACCATAAACGGATTGACCGCCCCACTTTGCCCCAGGATCAAAAACTGCTGCGCGTTCACGGCAAACTGCGTCATGCTGCCGTTGTTATACAAACCAAAGCCGGCCGTCAGTCCGCCTATCGTGCTTTTCACGCCCCACATGGTTTCGAACTTGTTACCGGTACTGGCTGACGCCAGGGCCAGCTGCTGCAGCGAGACATTAAAACCGTTGTAGTCGACGGTGTAATCCCGGATAGATGTCGCTATCGCGCCGTTCGGCCCCGTCAGAGATTTATCTAGCTGGGTAATTGCGGCGGCAGTCGTATCAAGTTTACTGCTCAATGTCGCAAAGCGCTGCGCCAGCGCCGAACCATTGGCCACACCGCTTAACGTCAGAATATCTGCCGCCATCGATTCGGCATTATCCGCATCGATTTGCGCCCGGTTAATCGCCTGCATCAGTGCCGATGATGCGCTTAGCGTCATCGTCGTGACCTGATCGAGAATAGCCCGGGTTTTCGCAAGGCCCGTCAGGGGGTCTTTGATTTCAGCGGACAGCTGCCGGTATGACGCCAGAAATGCGCTATTGCTACCGGCCGTCATGTTAAACAGCTCACGCGCCTGCACGGCGGTCGTGTCGTATTCAACGCGCAGTTCTGACAGCCGCATGGCCGTCGCGGCCTCCTTGTTCGTTACAAGTACGATTTTATCTAGGTTCGACGCAATCGCATTGCCATGCTGCACCAACTGGTACCGTGCTTCTTCCAGCCGGGAGGCCTCTGCGTCAACCTTTGTGGTAATGCTTTGGTTAAAAGTGGCCTGCCCTACGCGATACCGCCCCTCTTCAACGGTACTATTCCAGCGGTCCAGCTCGGCTTTTGTAACCTGCTCAGTCGAGCGCCAAAGCTCTGACTGCAGATTCAGTACAATGCGCCCGACCGACACATTGTTATCGACATAGGTCGCCATCCACTGCTCGACCGTGGACAGGCGCAGCGTATTCGCATCAAAGGCCGCTTGGCTGACCTTCTGCTGGATTTGGCCGCTAACCGCGTTCAGCTGCTGCTGCACATCGGTAAATTTACCGACGATACTCCCGACAAAAGTCCAGTTGACCGGGCCTGTCCATGCTCCGGCGGTCGTCACTGCCTTGTAACAGCGGTAAAGCTGAAAGTTATAAATAACTTCATCACCAACGGCATAAGTTTTAGTGACATCAAACGGCGGGCCTACCAGCTGGCCAAATTCAGCGCGGGTCACTGACTGGCTGATTTGACCGCTTAACGCGGAGATACTTTGCTCTGCGGCTGTCACCCGCGCATCGTTGGCGGTGCGGTATCCTTCCAGCGCTTCGAGTGTCACCGTGCCCGTTTCCGGATCTACGGTCAGCACCGCGTTATAAAACGCAGTCACTTCGTTACGCGTGGTCGTGATAAGGTTTGCCAGGTTCCCCAGCTGGTTGTTAAACGCGGTCTGTGTCTGCTCTAACAGATCAGCCCGGGATAGCAGTTGGTTTTTAACCGAATTCAGACTATTGAGTTCAGACCAGACATTCGCCAGTGCGCCGGCGGGCGCATTCAAATCCGCGATGATCTGGTCCATCATCGTCAGATAGGTTTCTTCATTAATCAGCGTGACATCTTCGCGCAGCCAGCGCACCAGCGGCGATTCGTTGCCCTCTTGCGTGATTTTATCGATCAGCCAGCCAATATCGTCTTTGGTTTCGCCAAGTACGCCATTAGTGCTGTGGAAAGGGCCGCGCTCCCCTTTGCGGTTTACAAACCGCACCCAGTAATAAAACTTGCTGCCGGTTGCCACCAGATCGCTGTAAAGATTGCCCTTGGTAGTACCCACCATGGCGGCAGAACCCAGCACATCGATACTGCTGCGCCACACTTCCGCCTCAAAATGGCCTTTGTAACGGGGCACATTCCAGCTCAGCAAAATGGCGGTGAAACCACCGACGGCCTGCACATTTTCAGGCGTTGTTGGCGCGTCGACATCCGCCGTATCATCACCGGTTTTCGGCGGTACCAGCTCACCACCGCCCGGGGCCAGCTCAATCAGGCCCATCTTTAACAGATCACGCGGCGTCAGCGCCCGGTCTAAACCTTCCCCGCGCCCGCCTGTTAAAACCTCAACGACTTGTGCCAGTGAACTGATTGCCTTGGCCGGATCACGACCGCCGGCGGTCACTGCCGCGTATCGATGGCGCGGCTTAACCGGTACTGCTGTCATACTAACTCTTCCATGCTATCGGCCAGAATGATGCGCTCTATCTCACCGGTGCCGGTGACTTCGAACTGGTACACTTCCCCACGCAGCCCCGGCAACCGGGCACCCCGGGCGGCTTTACTGCAATCGCCCAGCATGTACTTATTGACGCCATTGACCAGTATCGAGAGCGACATCTGATTAAGCTGATTGCCATCGATGCGGACACTGTTCGGCGCGGTATTACCAGCCGCGATAAACGGCTTACTGCGCCACTTCAGCGGCATTGGTAAACCGGTACCAAAGGCGCAGATGTTGCTGCCATCCAGCACATAGACCTCACCCGATGCCAGGTCGGTAAACATCGCCGGGTAATGCGCGGTAATCGGCTCTAGCGCTTTGCTTTGCGGGTTAAACACAAAGCCTTTTTTGTTGCCGCCACTGTCCTGATAAAACGCCAGGTAATTGCCATCATACGCACAGGCCTGAATGGTCGGCGGGTTATAGTTGGCTTTCCACTGGCGCGGCGAAATGATGTCTTCGGTGAGGTTCATCACCCGATTGCCACTCACGCCTATCAGGCCTTCCGGACTTGCATAAATCACAAACTCGCCCATATCGACCATTGAGCGGGCCGACACACAGGCTGCATTGGTTTCAGTTCGCTCGCTCGCGGCAGAGTCTGGCGATACGCCTGTTACGATTTCCAGAAAACCCTCAGTCGCAACGACCAGCGCATTTGTAGTCGCAGCTATGGCCACAATATTGTGCATCGTGGTCAGCCGGTATTTTTTCGGCCACGCGTAAGCCAGGTAGGCTTCTGACAGGTAGAGTGTGTTTTTCACAAAGCCGGCCAAAATGCCGTTGGCCATCATCGTCAGGCCTTTTAAATCCGACGGCGGCATATCGTAGTCGGCGGTGGCGAGTGGCGCACCGAGCGCATCGGACGCAACGGTATCCGTCAGGCTGGTCTGGTTGATGGGGATCTCTGCCACCAAAAAGAATGACGCACTATTGCTGCCGCTGGCCGTGCGGTAAACCCGGCACTTGGTAATGCCGTACTGGTTCACCATGAGCCCCGGTAACAGCAGCTGAGCGGCCTGCTCGGGCTCGACCAATACCACACGGTTAGACACCGGCGACGGCGCACCTTCTTCGCCAAACTGATTGACGTAGGTACACACGTAGTACCGGGTTTCGTCATCGTCATAATCGGTATTGGTGCCACTGGCAGCGCCGAGCGTAACAATCGGCGCAGTTTCTGGCGCCGGCACTCCTAATAACAGACTGTTACTGGGGTACGGCGGGCTTAGTGTTGCAATTGCGGCATGGGTATAACGCGGCGCCCCTTGCCCGGTCCAATACAGCCGGTCCCATGGGTCGGCCACCACTGGCGAACGGGTGATATTCACGTCCTGCTGCCAGGACATCCAGACAAGGTTGCTGTATCGGTAGATAGATTTCACCGCCGACATCGAGAGCGCCGCAACAGGGCCAGATAAGCCACGAAGCGGAGCCAGTTTGCCCTCTTTGGTATACAGGTTCTGCGCCAGTGCTGCCGCGTACTCGGGCAAGTCTTGCCCTTTCATCACCGGTATTTCACCTTCAAAGCGCCTGAGTTCTAACTTCATACAGGCTCCTAAACTATGGGTGCCGGATTCTGTGCTGAAAGAGTCGTACCTGTAAGCTTGTATTGACCTGCTTGATTGAATGCTTCATCAGGCAAATCGCCTTTACGCTTTGCTGTTGTGCCATCCCACAACACATACCATGATACGGTTTTGCCAGCAGGCACGTTAATGAACACATCTGCAGTTTGAGCCCGCACGCCTGCAGCAGCCGGGTTATATGCAATTGGGGCTCGGGAATAAGTGCCGCCTGACAGTTCATTGGCAGCCCCGGTGCCTGGATCGTCCGTATGCAGCGATACGTGAGTGACAGTGATAGCATTCGCCATCTGGTTTAAGGTGACATCAAACATAGTTACAGCCTCGCTTTCGTTGCTTCAAATTTAATTTTTTCAGGGCGTTTCAGCACAAAAATGCTTTTGCCTTGCGGATCGCGCACCACACACTCATGGGCAAAAGTGCCGGTCAGGTTGAGTGTGTCTTGCTCGGTGAACTGGATGCGGATAACACCGCTGTCGAAGGTCAGGCCGAAGCCCAGGGTTTTAGTCAGCACCACGGCACCGTCTTCATCAAACATCTGATATTTGCCGGCAGAGATTGCCGCTAACGGCACTCCGGCAACTTTGTGATTGATGATCAACATGGCGTCCGCAGCCTGGTCAAATTCAGGCGTTTGGGACATAGATTTCTCAACTGTTGGTATGGATGGAATAAACTTGCTGCGACAGCGTAAAGAGTGTCGCGGATGGTTCTGAATTGGTTAAAACGGCAATGGCCGGTTGGCTCGTGGTAAAGATCACCCACTCTGCAACAGGCATCTGTATCGATGCGTTATAGCCAAAAATGTTGGCCTGCACATGGCTTACTGCAGCAAAAGAACCATGCGCGACCTTCAAGCCGTTACCGGTACCGGTGGCCCTTGCCGGCGCGTGAAATGTCCCGGCTGCACGTTTAGTGCCGCTAACACTGCTATTGGCCACCGCTGACGCGGCAAAGCCGGAGAACCCGACTTTACTCCCCGTCATTGATACGCTAGCAACAGCGCTGGCTGAAAATGTACCGGTAATGATCAGGTCGTTGCCACTTGGCACATAAGCGGACGCAATAACCTGTGCAGAGAAACTGCCTTTGGCGATTTTTAAGGTTGTACCAAGGCCAAAGTACACATTGACTGCGGCCTGAAAAGTTGCAACACCAAGCTTGCTACCCGCAACACTGGCCAGCGCATTGGCAGCTGCAGTAAAGCTGGCAACAGCAATTTTGGTCCCCGATACCGATGCACCGGCCACCGCCGACGCAGAGAACGTCCCGCTTTTGACAGGCGTACCGGTACCAGTGTCGTAGAAAATCCACTCTTCATTGCCTGTAGGCCAGGTTGATGTCTGGATAAAATCATCGCTGCCATCCCCACCTTCGCACACAAGGCGATCAGCTGGTGACACAATATCTTTACCACTCCAGCGGCGCGTTGGGCCCGCGCCGAACTGGGCTTCAAAGTATTCCAGCTCTAAATCTGCAACACCTGCTGTTGGCCCGACAGAACGCCGATACAGCGAGTTTAAAACCTGTGTTGACGTTGTAAAAGCGTTTGAAGCTGTATAAGCGCCTCGTGCTGCAACCTCGACATCATCGCGACGATATATCAACGTCCCATCACTTAGATGTTCAATCTCATACACATAGTCGGTCGATGAGTCTCTTAAAATAATTGCAGGCATTAAAATTACCTGACTGCCGCCTCGCGATAGTTGAATCTGACCGTTACCACCACCTGATGGGAAGTACATAGCAAAACCTGTCGCACTGCCGTTAGAAACTGCCTTGTTGCCAAAAAAACCATAAGTGCCAGCTCTTGTTTCATGCAGCTTGCCCTTCCATTTGATTCGCCAGTAATCAGTACCCGCATTAAATGAAATGCCAACATCCAGATCCAATGCTTGAGGCGCAACACCTGACGTAAAGGTAATAACGGTCGGACGTAGCCTAAACCCCATATCAGGCCACCGAAACTACAGGGGCGATTGCGTATTCACAGCGCCAGCGCAGCCGGCGCGAAAATCCATGGTAAGGCAATTCCGCCACGTATTGCCGCACCGCGCCAATATCGCGAAGCGTTGTGGCATGAACCCAGTCTGATTCCCCATCGCCGTAGTTTTCTTTCATCTGCACGACAATCAAAGTCGGCTCTGGCGTCGCTGTCAGCAGGCGTACTTTCAACAAACGGGCCTCTGTGGCATCGATTTCGTTCCAGATATTCCCGCCAAAATAGGCGGCGCAGTCTTCGCGGCTGACATTCAGTGCGGGCCGTTCATACTTGGCCAGGTCAATTAACCGAGTCGCAAATACCTGTGGCAATGCACCGACATCGATGCAGCGCTGATAGTGGTCCATCACTTCGTCCACATTGAAATTCACCTTAAAGTCATCGTTGGCCAGGTAGTCCGGGTCAAACGTTTCGTTTAAGGCGGTCAGCGCTGACTGCTTTTCGATGGTATCCGCTACAAAGATGTTTAGATGCAACCGAAGGCCTGCCGCCAAAACCGTTTTAATTTCCTGATAGTGCAGCTTTAACAAAGAACCCTGCACGGTTTCCCGCGGCTGCTTTGCCACAATTTCTGTATACGTCTTGCCGCGCTGGCTTTCCAGATATTCATTTTTTGTCATAACCACTCCGACAATTAGCGATAAGCACCGCGTCCAAACATCGAACACAGCAGGTAAGCGGCAAAGGCGCGGACATACACCACACCAAAGGCCAGGGCGGTTTCTAAAAATGCCTTGTCGGCATAGGCCTTGGTGTTGATAGCGTGGACATACAGGTAATCATGCAAGATGGCGGCTTCGAACAAACTGCCCCCGGGGCTCGCCAGTGGCCGCAATGCGCCAGAACTCACACCATCGGATTCAAAGCCGGCGCGAACCACGGCATAGGGCGTATGCCAATCTTCGATCACTTTCCAGCGGCGCGGCCCAATGCGCTCGGTGCGCAGCGGGCTGTAATGGTCTCTTTTATACCGGGGCATAGACATCAAACTCCAACTTAGGCAATGAAACTCTGAACTGGGCACCAATTTCAGCCAGGCCAGCATTCAGCCGTTCGGCGCTGATGACATGCACCCGCGTCGCTTCTGGCGTAAAAATCAGAGTTAATTTCGAGTTCACAATCAAAGCCGGCCGGCGCAGTTCATCGACCACTACCTTGCTGTTCACCACCTGGTCAATGATGGTCATCATTTCGCAGTTCGGCAGCGCCACATCAGCGGTGACAGTGATTTGATTGCCGCGCTCTACCCAGTACAGACTGCCAACCCGGCGTAGCGTTTGCCCTGCTACCGCGATATTGGCAATCGGGATAATTGGATATTCAGGCTCGACAACAGGAGCATCGCTAATCAAAGACATCAAGAAATCCTTATATGACTGAAACCAGTGATAGGCGCGGAGCCGACTAACGAGACTTTCTCAAGGAATTTTGAATAGTCGGATGGGGCGAAAAAGATAAGCTTCCCCCCCTCAACGTATCCGGAGATAGCCGCCCTACTGTTGGTGGCAATAAATGACACCGGCCAAGTGGTGAACACCGAGTTGCCAAGTGCGGATTCCGATATGTCGAAATCGTAAAACGACACGTTGCTCGATGCTGAGTAGTTACTATATGAGTAGAACAGAACCTTGTTACTTCCCTTCAACCGGATCAGCTTCGTCGTTTTAAAAGCTGTCTGGTACGCATCCGAAGTAATCATGCCAAGCACTTTTGTATCGGTATTAAACAGTTTTAAAGCGCTGTAGCTGTAATAACCGGCATCTGGGTCCCATTGGCTAAAACTCTGATTGAACAGCACATATTTACCGAGACTAAATACATTGAGCACCAATCCTCTTGCCCAAGTAGTCCCTTGCCCGTCAGTAACCATTACCCAATCGGCACCCGCTACGGAATACGCATAAGTGATTGCTCCGGCACTTTCCAGTTGCTGCGAACCACCAGCCTGACAAATAGCAAATAACACGTCGTTGGTCGGGTTATACCCAAGCCCGACGATATAAGTGGTCGGTAAACCAGTCGTAACATAAGTCGACCAAGTAGCACCGTTGTCCGTACTTCGCCGCACTAACTGCTGCAGGCCAATAAACACCTTACCGTTCTTAGCGAAAATACTTCTTGCTGTAGTATTCGCATTTCCGGCGTATGTCGTGGCCGTGATCTCCGCGACAGTCGTACCATCGTTCGTAATTTTTGTTAATCCGTTGCCAGAAGCCTGCAGCAGCCACAACGTATCGGTATCATCGTCATAGCAATAATCCACATAAACAGCGTTGGCGCTTTTAACAACTGCCGGTGCTATCTTTGGATCTGTAAAGCTAACAACAGTGCTTAATGAGGTATTGAGCGGAAACGCGATTTTCTTCCCTGAGTTCAGGACAACGATTTCCCTATCGCCTGGTACTAAATTACCCGCCTTTTGCGACCACCCAGTATTCTGACCCGCGCTGGTAACTAAAGAGTATGGCCAATACCGGCTATCCCATTTGCTCGAGTCAGTCTCATACACTCCTGTTTTTAGCCAGCGGGAACCGTCGTCCATGGTGATGTCGGTCACGCCGGTATTGAACATGCGCAGTTCACCGATGTATGAGCCGCCGTAGTAGTCGGAAATGCCTTGCGATAGAAACACCAGGTCTTTTAGTTCTGTAGCGCCTGTTACCGCGTCGCTTTTGGTGTTGCTTAGCGTGGTGATCTTGCTGGTGTTGAGATTCAGCTTCTTGCCTAACACCTTCAAAATACTCAGCTCCATGTTGGAGGTGGCTGAAGTTGCTGCGGCAATCCGCGCTGAGATCGCGGCTTTAATTGTGCTTAATGCCATCGTGATTCCTTATAAGGCCAGCAATGCTAAGGCCATGGCCAGTTCTGCGGTTTCGTTTGCATTGGGCGCACTTTCCAACGCGGTGAGGCGATCGTTCGTGCTTGCTTTCGGCGCGGCCTGGGCAGCGATAGCCTGCTTTACGCGCTCAGGCGTCCATGCCCCCCGAGTCGTCGATGTGCCAGCCTCAGCATCAGTTTGTGTCACCGTGGCCGCTGACCACTCCCGCGCATCGCTAAGCCTTGCATCGTTCGCTGGTGCAGCATTCACATCTGCAGCGCTGAGGGTAATGTCAGCAGTCAGTGCCTTGTTGTTGACTTTGCGGGTCGATGGCACGGCGTCGCTGATGTTGTAGCCGGCTAAGGTCGTCGGCTTTGATGTCACTTGCGCAAAGGTAGGAAACCACGTATCAGGCCGGGCGCTGACGTTGGCTGCAGTCAGCACAATGTCTGCGGCCAGGCTTTGGCCGTTGATTTTGCGGGTAGTTTTTACGGAGTCCGTGGCATCATCCAGATGCACCCACCCCGTCGCGGTCTTGATGATGTAATCGCCGGCAGTAACGTCTTTGGCGCCGTCTATTTCAAACGTCAGCGTTCCCGGACCTGTAAGTTTGTACTGATAACCCGTATCGGCACCAACCGGAAATCCTGACGCGGGGTTATGAAAACCCCGAAACGACAATCCGCCGGACACATTGGCAGCGGTCTGCTGGGCGTACCCCATCGATTTGAGCATGTAACTGCGGGAACTGTATAAGCCATCGGCAACAATCACATCTTCAGCTTCAGCTGCCCAGCGCTGGGCAAGCGTGGCAGAGTTTTGCGCGTTGGTTGTGGCGGCGAGCATGTCGCCGTGCTTGGCTACGACATCCGCGTGTTTGGTACCGACGGTCGACTGCCAGCTGTCGACGGCGCTGTACCAAGTGCCCATTTGCGTATGTTTGGTCACGACATCGCCGTGCTTCGTCACCACATCTGCGGCTTTTGTGACGACATCACCGTGTTTTGTCACGACATCAGCAGCTTTGGCCACTACATCGCCATGCTTGGTTGTGACATCACCTTGCCTTGTGGTGACATCGCCAAGCGCGGTATTCACGTTGCCATGCCAGGTAGAGATTTGTGTGTGCTTGCCAGTGACATCTGCCAAGGCCGTATTGGCATCATTGCGATAACCCAGCGCTAAATCCCGGGCGCTTTTGGCTTCGTTGGCGCTGGTCGTGGCACTTTGCAATTTTGCATCGACGTTTGCCTGCAGGCCTGAAACGGTCGTGCTTAGGGTATTCACTCCTTGCTGCAGCGTCCCAAACAGGTTGACCGACTGCTCAGCGGTGGCCACCATCGTTTCTAAGCGGCTGCTTAAATCAGCTAAGCCGGCGTTGAGTTCGTACAGTGTTTTGTGGCGGTGCGTGACGCCAAAGGGATCAGTGACTGATACTTCCCCGGGTTTGTACCAGAAGTCATTGAGTGACAGGAAAAACAGCCGCTGCTGCTGCAGCACCGCGCTAATTTCCGCAGAGATCCGCAGCGCCGGCGCGGCACTCACCACCGGCTTTACCATGTACCCAACAGCAGAGAGCGCAGCCGGGAATGTGCCGTGAACTTTTAACTGGCCATCGGCCAGAATTTCAGAAATTTCATACCACTTGTCGCCATCGAGCGAAAACGCATCACCCGGTACCGGTGGCTGGATGGCAGTTAGCCAGTACGTGTTCACGCCTGTAACAACATTCCCGCCGGCGGTCACAGATACCGTGCCCTGCCGGTACCAATACATTGAAGCAGCCATGGTTCCCCCTAAAGAAAAAGGCCGCTATTAGCGGCCTCTGGCAATGGCTTCATCAGCCGACATCTTAATCCCGAGGGCCGTGTTAAAGGCCTCAAGGTGGAAACGGGCGCGGCCGTTGTTGATAAACGCCTGGTCTTTTGAAAAGCCCCGAAACAGCACATAGTCCAGCACCGGGTTGTAATAGACATCATCAATCGGCAGTACCGCTGTGGGGAGGTCCGCAACTAATGTCGGCGTTGGCCGCAGGCTGTAACTGAGGCGAACTTTCACGCCGGCAGCAACGCCGGGGTACAGGTAGAAATTGCGCGGATCACGCTCGTCATACAGATAATGCTGCGCTTCAGAGGCGTTAACCGGGTTGTGCCAGTCTGGCCGGCTCCGGTCGAGCAATGCCATATCAATTGCGGTGATTGGCCGCAGGCTTCCGGCTTCGTTACGAATGACGCGAATAAGGCGCAGACCATCAGCCGGCAGACTCTGCAACGTCCCGGCCACCGCATCGAGCGCGACTTGTTTAGCATGAGCATCAGGCCTTGCCGCAACAACAGCCAAGACCGCTGCGTTATACCAACCTAATAATTCATCCTCAACCCAATACGTTTTATCCTTGTCGACCAACGTATGACGGGCTTGTTCTAACAAGGTGTTGACTAAAATAGCCACGGCTTACCTCAGTAAAATTGGTGTCTGGTTTGGGCTTCGTAAATGCGGTTCGCTCGGTTTAATGACCACTGCAACGCTTCGGCGCAGCCGGCTTTAAACTCGGTCTTGTACTCGGCCACCTGTGCTTTACTCAAAGCCCAGCCGTTTTTCTCGTCTTGGCCAAGCTCAGCTGCAGCGCCTTTACAAATCACCACCCGAAAGCGCTCGTACAGTTCATCATCGACTTCGGTGGCTTCCTCCATCGGATACAAGGACAAGACCACGCGCAGCTGGCCAGCGCGAGGATTGAACACACGGATATATCCAGCGTCCAATTCAAAGTCTTGTCCCTGCACCAACGGCTTGCCGTCCAATGCAGCAGCAACAATCGAATTGACCTTGCTATCAAACG